CTACTTCTTTCTGATCAGTTGCGTCTCAAACAACCTTTGCTCCTCGTTCAATGCTTCGATACGCGTATCAATCCGCGACATTACGGCAGTGACGGTTGCTTCAAGGCTTGTAGCCTTCTCTTTGAGTCCTTTCAGACCACCATCGATAGCAGCATCGTAGATATCGATCTTCGCGCGATCGTCGATTTTGGTCGTCGCGCTCTCTTCGTCGTACTTGTAAAAAAAATCGGGACCTTTGAGGTCATCGATGTGGCTTTGCGCGGACTGCTGGTACGCCTGCAGCTCGACCTCAAGCCTCTGGATTTGCTCCAAGTCACTCATTGCAAGCTCGGACTTGAACTCATCGCTCCATTGAACCAGCTTGATTCTCGACAGAGTGAGTTCGATGCGAGTACGCATTGCGCGGCGTCCCAACATGAAGGCGTTCGGGATGGCCTCTGGCAACTCAACTCCTTTACTACGCATCTCTATGCGCCGATCGACCTGCCTGAGTACCTGGGCTGGATAGGTGCCAATACTCGCCTTGTTTCGAATAATCGCCAAACGGGCGCAACTACCGTCGACCTTTGCGCGGGATTGCCGAACGCTTTCCGCCCGTCGCGCAACCTCAGACAATCGCGAAAACTGAACGGCTTTCCAGCTGATTATGCCTGCAGCGATACCGGCCCCGATCGTTCCGAACGCCGCAAGCCAAGCAGCTCTCTTCTCAGAGTTAGAGTCGGAAACGAACGATACGTCCAGGTTGAAAATGATCACTGCGCTGATCATCCCGATCGCATACACAAATGCAGTGGCTACTACAACTGTGGTAGTGGGAATCCACATGCCGGATTGTTTTACATCCATACCGCCCCCTTTGGCGTCCGTTCCATTGGGGGGATTCTGGCATGACCAGCATCCTCCTTGCTCTCTGCGGTGTGTGCGGCTTCTGCCTCGGTCGCGGATCCGTCCTGCTGATTTCATGGATCCTTGACCGCCGCGATTCGCGTGTTGATTCCGCGTACCGCGCTGCTCGCCTCGTTGCCGTCTCCAGGGCGGAGGTGAGTCGTGATTGAGGTTGCCGCGTTCCTGCTGTGCGGCATCTTCTTTACGGTCGTGCCGCTCGCGTTGTTCGGTCTGCTTGGAAAGGGGAAGCGCGGTGGCTGATCCCTCCTGCTTCGTCATCACTGCCAATGAGTGGCACCGCTTCGCTGGGGTTCTGGCTTTCATGGCCGTTCTTTACCCAGTGTTCGGCGCTTTGATCTTTGCCGATTGGCAGGGCTGGCTTGAGTACTTTCGCCGCCGCGCCCGTCGCCGCCGCATCCGCGCCATTCGGCGGGCCCGCTCATGAGCCGGCAGATTCCTTACGGCGTGCGCAGCGCCAGCCCGCGCTTCTACCAACCGCTGCCGCCGTCATCGCACCTGGACGCGGAAGTCGATGCGCTCCGCGCCATGCCGGAACCGGAATACGTCATTGAACAGCGCATCGGTGATGGCGATTGGCAGCAGAAGTGCCGCTACGGCGATGACGTTGCATGGGCTGTAGAGCGCGTCCGCTGGTGGAACGCGCTGCTGCGTGGCCGTCGCTCGTATCGCGTTGTTGCCGTCCTCGGCAACAGCCGCTCTGTCGTTTTTGGGGAGGGCATGCGCCATGGTTGAGGCCGGGGCTGTAGGACTCCCCTCGTCTAACAGGGGAGTCAGTGAAAATGAACAGATCGGGGTAGTGATCGACTGGCTGGCTGCCTCTTTCGATTTGATTTCCGTTCTTGATGTTCATGGCTTGGTCGATGACCGCAAGGCGGTTTTGGATGATCTCGACGGCCCGGTAGGTTCCTGCGTGCGACCTGTCGCCCAGGCATTGGCCGATCACTTCTTCCCCGGCTTGTTTGAATTGGGCGATCCATCGCGTGGCCGGTTCTACAACTGGCGCGTCGCGCTGCGTGCTGGTGGTGAGCATGTGGGCCTGTTGGAGTTCGGTGGCCTAAACACCATTCGGCAGGATGGAACCCACACCGGTCGTCTGGAACTGACGGGTGATGGCTGCCGCCTATTTGAAGCCAGCAGTGGCGATGACCATGCGGAGCGGTGGTCGTCGCTCGCTTCACTGCTGGGCATCTGCGATGCGCGCATCACGCGCGTCGATATCGCGGCAGACGATTTCCTCGGCCAGTGGCCCGTTCAGTGGGCTATCGATCGGTACAACGAAGGCGGTTTCGATCGTCGGGGTCAGCGTCCAAAAGCCCGCCTGATCGACGATATGGGCAACCGCACCGGTAAGACCTTCTATGTCGGCAGTCGCAAGTCTGAGCAACAGCTGCGCGTATACGAGAAGGGCAGGGAACAGGGGGACATGGCGTCCGAATGGGTGCGCTATGAGGGCGAGTTTCATGCCAGCAATCGGCGTGAGCTTCCGTTGGACATGCTGATTGATCCAGCGCCGTATCTCGTTGGTGCTTACCCGCTGCTCGACTTCGTCGGCGGTATCGGTCAACGCCTGCGGATTGCCACCGAAAAGCTGCTTGCCAACTGCACGCGCGCCGTCATGCATTTCCGCCGCCAGTACGGGCCAATGATCAACGCGATGTTGCATGCCAGTGGTGGCGATGAAGCAACGCTCTCGCGCCTGATCGTCGGCACTGCACGGGCCAAGTTGCCGCCGTGGTGTCCGCGTCCTGAGGACACGGCCCAACTGCTCACCGCAATTCTTTTCGCCCCATCGGGGCATATCAAAAGCCCGTAATCGCGGGCGTAACCCAAGGGAAAAACCATGGAACTGATCAAAGTAACCATCCTCACTGCCCAGGTCGAAGAACGCAGCGGCGTTTTCGAAGATGACAGCGGCAAGGAGCGCAAGTACACCACGCGCAAGCAGAAGGCGAAGGTTGAGGCGGGCGGTTTCGCCTACCCGTATGACGTGCGCTTGGAAGATGGTCAGCCGGCATGGCCGGTGGGTGAGTACGTCATGGATACCGCCGCGATGGTCGGCATCAACAAGGGCGTGCACAACTTCTCGAAGTACGCCGCGCTGGTCAAATCTGCTTCGGCGAAGCCCTGACCGATGCCTACGCAGCCCCACGTCTTGCAGTGCGTCGAATTCGACCCACAGACCGCCACATGCGCGGTGCAAGCGTGGGTGCCTGCCCCAACCCTGCTGCCGGACATTCCGATGGCCGATGTTCTGCAGCTGCTCGGCGCTGCCGCTGTTCCATTGGCGGTGGCGTGGGGAGCAAAACTCCTAGGCCGTACAACCCGTGATTGACGAAGAAACAAGGAGCCAGAAATGGACGTTGGTGATGCAGTTGCTGCAATTGCTTTGATCACTGCAGGTGTTGGCGCAATCGGTGCGGCAAAGCTGCTCCCGGCCGCCACTGCTGTGGGCTGGAAGTGGATGAAGGGCGCGATCTTCGGCTGATGCCAGGACGCAGGGGAGGGGGCCGCTTGGCCCCCTTTTTCTTGGGAGGTCATATGTTGGGATGGTTCGTCTTATGCGTCGGAATTCTCGCGCTGTACATCACCTTCTCGGACTGAGGTGGTTCGTTCTGGCGTTCCTGCTGGTTGTTGCGTTGGGTGATGCCCTCGCGGCTGGCAAGGTGCGTGTTACGCCTCAATCCAATGGGTGGCATCGGCAGGGTCAGAACGCAGATGGCAGTACGCGTTGGGTGCAGACACCCGAGTTCAATGCGACATGGGATAAGTGGTTAGGGGAGGCAGGTGCTGTAGCTGCGGGGAGCGAGTACTTCAAGTCCAGCGGCCCGGTCAGTTCAAGCACGATCGGCAGCATGGGCCGCAAAGCCATTCGTGGTGGCGTATACGGCACTGCAGTTGCGCTTGCCGTCGAAGGCATCATTGATGGCGCCGGGTGGGCGATTAACGAACTGAAAGACCAGGTCATCGATCCCGGTACGAAGGAGCAACTTGACCGCCAAGGCTGGTGTCGGGAAAAGGTCTGTGCCCCCACCATTGATGGCCTGATTCCCTACGCTCAAAGTCGATACACCGGCACTGCCTATCCTGATAGCAGGTGGATTGCTATCGAGCAGTCACCTTCCAATGGATTGATCTGTTATCGAGTCATTGGCACGGAAAGCTGTCGTTTTTCCATGCCCGTGCAGCTAGTGCTGCGCCCTACCACTGGCTGGGATGGCTACACCAATGTATCGCCGGGTACCGATGCAGGCCCTGTTTCTGATGAACGCTTGGGCGACGCCATCCGACCGCATCCTGACGTCGTGAATTCGTTGTTGACCGATCCCCGAACGGGTCGACCGGTCATGACGCCTGAGCTTCAGCAGATGATGGACGACATTAAGCAGCAGATTGAACAGCGCGAAGGGATGCCGGGCTCCGATCCGTCGCCGGCTCCGGATATGGAAGATGACACGGCCAAAGACGATGGTTCACCGTGGCCTTCGTTCTGCGGCTGGGCAACGGTCGTTTGCGACTTCATCGAATGGGTAAAGACCGATGACCCAGACACTCAAAACCCTGAGGTTCCATGGGAGGAAGAGATTCCGGCCGATGTGACACAGACGTGGAGCTCCGGTCTTGGTGGAGGCTCCTGTCCATCTGCGGCTTCCTTCACTGTTTCGCTCGGTGGATTCAGCGCATCCCCCGAATTTTCCTTTGAAGGGATCTGCCAGTTCGGCACGATCATGCGCCCTGTAATCATCGCCCTGGCAGCCATCATTGCCGGGTTCATCATCGCGGGCGTGAGAGGGACAAAGGATGCTTAAGTGGCTATCGCTTCTCCTTAAAAACTTGCTTGGTGATGGTGTTGGCCGTGTGCTGGGCGGGGCAGGGTTGTCACTGGTTACCGGTGCCGTGGCATTGCCGTTGATCACTACTGCGATGAACACAGCAGCTTCCAAGATCGGCGGCATCGGTGGTGATGTGTTGAATGTTGCGTTGCTGTTTGGGTTCGGCGAAGCGTTGTCGATCATGGGTACAGCAATGCTCACGCGTGCGGCGATGGGTGCCACGCGTGTTGGAATCAAGAGGGCAACGAAATGATGTATTTGATTTCCGGGCAACCGGGAAACGGCAAGTCCCTGCGCGCCATGTTCATCATGCGCGAGGAGTACGAGCGCAATAGCAAGGCGCATGCTGAAGGAAAAGAGCCGCTGCGCCGCTTCTTTTCCAACATTGCTGGTTCAACTACTGAAGAAAATCCGGATGCATTTCCGTGGGTAGAAAAGCTGCCGGAACACAACGACTGGACCAAGCTTCCGGACGGCTCATATGTCGTCTATGACGAAGCGCACGCCGACGGCAATACGCCGGGGCTTGAGCGCTATGGCAGCTTGTTTCCTTCGACGGGCAAGCCGGGAGAGTCCGCAGACCTCCGTATTCGTGCAATGTCAACGCATCGCCACCGGGGCTTTGACCTCGTATTTCTGACGCAGTGGCCGAGCAAGATCCATCATCAGGTGCGCACGCTTGTGGGGTCACATACCCACATGAATCGTGGCATGGGTCTGCAGGCTGCGGGCGTGCTGCAGTGGCCGCGTGTCCAGGTCGATCCATACGATGAAAACCAGCGTGAGAAGGCGGAGGAAGAGATCTGGTCCTATCCGAAGGATCTCTATGGCAAGTACAAAAGCGCCACGCTTCACACGGCCAGCCACAAGTTCAAGATCCCAAAGAAGGTGCTGGCTGGTCTGTCGAAACTGGTTGTCACCCTTCTGGTTTTGTGGGCGTTGTGGCATTTCCTTGTGCCTAAGGGGAAGGAAAAGCCGGAGGAGGGGCCGGCACAGAAGGAGGCCAGCTTGCTGGCCCCTGTGCCGGCCTCTCCGGCGTCTACCGATGCTGTCCTCACTCCCGGTGCGCAAACCTACGCCGCGCTCAACACAGAGCCTGCACCAGCGTTGTCGGGCTGTGTTTCAAGTGATCGGGGTTGCCGATGCTTCAACACTGAGGGTTTTCAAATTGACATGTCGCGTTTTCAGTGCGAATTGCTGCTGGAAAAGCCGCTGCCGTTCAACGTCTACCATGAGTACAAAGCCCCTGCTGGCACCCCTGCCGGTTCGTCAGATCGGGGCGCAGTACAGGGGCAGGGTGGTGGTTCTGTGATTGGGTATCAGCCAGGTAAGCGCGCCGATCAGTTCGCCCGCTCGCCCGCGTATACCGGCGAGACGTGGACGCCACCAACCACCACCTTGTAGAGTCCGGCCTTTCTTCTAGGGGGAGAAAGGCATGCAGTTTGATGTTTCAGGTGTCGTTGGCATGTTCGCCAAGGTGGCTATGGTGGTGGTTGTCGCAGGCGGTGTTGCTATCGGTGTGGGGCTCTATCTTCGGAATATGCCAAAGCCTCGCAAGATGGCCGCGATCAATTTGACCTTTGCGCTAGTCCTCATTGTTGGCGGGCTGTTTGTCTTGCGATAAGGGTGCAGGGGCGTTGCCCCGATCTGACGGCGCCGTGGATCCGCTCTGCAGAAAGTCGACTTTTAAAACCCTTGTGCCGCAAGGGTTTCGAGGCGTCGCGACCAGGCACTTGAGGGTGTAGGGGCATAGCCCCTACGGTGACGCTGTTACCCGGCGCTGGTTCCGAAGTGGCGTTCGCGCCATTCGCCCAGGTCTACGACAACGACTTTCACCATCGACCGCTGACCGGCTTTACGTGCCGCATTCCTTTTTCGTGACGTGTCACGTAAATCAGCGGCATTGGCGTGCCACAGCAGGCCACGCAGTCTGCGTTCTGGGATTCTTTCGCCACTTGGGGCCACCAGATCTCGTCCTGCCAGCCGCCATCCAGCCCATGGGCCTGTTAGCGCGACGTGGTTGTCGATCACACGCCGGTAGTGGTCGCTGGCACAGCTGTTCGGGCATTGCGTTCCCGGTTCCCAGCACGGTGGACGGTTGTCCAGGTTGTAGGTGTCGCTCATGCCTCAATTTCCCCCTGATCCTTAGGAGGCCGGGATGGTAGGTGAGACGTGATCCATAGCCAGATCCAGCTCAGACGGCTGATAAGCAATTTCGCATAATGTATATTATGTCAACGAAGGATCGGCTTTGGCTCTGCCGATTCCAGCACGATGCCCCCTCCACGCGATCGGCGTGACCAGGGGCAATCATGAAAGACAGGAAGTTGACCGGCTCTTGGGCCGGTTTCGCGTTTAAGGGAGGCCGATTGGTAACCCCTGAAGGCCGTGAACTTTTTCCGGAAGATCTGGCTTGGATCAGTCTGACTGCGCAACTTGCGCAGGAATACAGGCGACTGCTTGAAGCTGACAGGCGCGCTCGAGGCCTGATCACACCGAGCCTAAAGCCGATGAAAGGCGGCATTCGTCAGTTGCCCACGCGGCACGCGGAACCATGCCCGGTAGTCCCATTGATGCCGACGCTGAGGCGATCCGGGCGCGGGTGAAGCATGGAGCGTCACCGTAGGGGCTATGCCCCTACACCTGGTGTTTCCTCGATCGGTACTTTTTTGAAAGCCTTTCAGCGCAATGGTTTCCAGCCAGTTTTTTCTACAAGGTGGATCCACGGCGCCGTCAGATCTGGGGCAATGCCCCTGCACCCCGGCTAGAATCCGCTCAGGATGAAGCCTGGGGGATTCCATGGAACGAGAACGCCAAGAACCTACGCTCGGCAAAGCTGACCTGAGCGACGTCAATTTCAGGCCCCGAAGTAAGAATGGGCCGCGCTCATCGGCCAATGGCCAACCTTCCGAAGAATCGAGATTTTGGCTGCGCGCCATCGTCCTGGTAGCTGCTGCGGTGCTAATTGCTATGGGCCTGATCGAATGGAATGCCCGACGACAGGTCGCGGCACTGGAACGAGCGCTTACACCGACGCCTGCGCAACAGGCTCAAATTGAAGCCGCGCTGCGCGAGCTTGAAAAGGCCGGCAAAGAGAACGAAGCAATTGTCAGGAAAATACGCCTCGACCCGAACAAGTTGCTCGACACCAGCGGCATTGATTGGCGCGCTCCCGTCGAACCGATGCGCCCTGGACAACGCTGCATTCAAGGTAGGCGCCTCGAACGTATCGAAGGCGGATGGCGCGATATCCCAAACTCGCCCTGCTGATTTAGTGACGCATCACGAAATAATGGCGAGCAGCCCAATGTGCGCCACGTAGTAGCCATAGAACGCCCAGCGCGTGCGTGGCACCTGAAGTTCGACCTGCCCCAGCGCCATCACCGGCAGCGCCAGCAATGCCCATGCGTTGCCGTTGTAGAAGCACAGCGGCGCGAATGCGGCCGCACCCAGCCAGAAATGGCTATCGACGCGCCTGGTGGCGAACAACCACCACCACACCGTCACTAGAACGATGCCTGCCCACTGGTAGTCCACCAGCAACGGCATCGGTATGGCCAACACCACCAGCCACCAGCGTCGATTCTGGGCGCACAGCACGCACGCAGCGGCCAGCGCGAAGCTCAGCAGGACGTTGACCGGCAGCATAACGTCGAAAGCCCAAGCGTAGACCGGTTGCGCGATCAGCCCCCACATCGCCAGCCGCTTCACCGACTTGGAAACGTCAGCACCCGGTTGCGCGAGGTTGTAGGCCATCACCAAAGCGAACACAGGGAACGCGATGCGGCCCAGCTCGCTGACCACTGGAACGTAGCCGCCATAAAGCAGCTTTGCGGCGTGGTCACCGGTCATCAACAGCACTGCAACCCATTTGAGAATTTCACGTCCGGCGCTGGTCATAGCTGGAAGTCCGTCGACGGCGTAACTGTGCTTGTGCTGTAACCGGGCGATCCCGGAAACGTGCCCTGGGCACGCTGACCGCGACTAATCACTGCCCCACCCTGCGAAGCCCGGTCAGCAACCGCTTCCCTGCCCCGCTCTATCTGTGCCGGCCCGTCCACGAAGCGGTCATCACGATCATCACGAAAGGGCTCGTACTGCCCGCGCCGTGCGACGAAGCGGCAGGTAGGTTCATCGATCACGTAATTGGTGCCCTGCTCGGTAATGCAGGTACACGACGGCTCTGCATGCTTGCCCTGTGCATTGGTTCCACCCATCGACGACATGCAGAACAATCGCGGCGGTTTGCTTGGCAGCGACAGGGCATCATCGTATGCAGGTGCACTCCACGGCTCCGATGGGATACGCGGCAGAAATTTTCGGGCGTATTCGGCAGCGGTCATTTGCTTGCCAGCGCCAGCCGCGCCCCCCGCCGTCGCTTGCGCTCCGTCGTGTGACGCAGCTGCGTTGGCCGCCTTTATGCTGGCGTTTGCGTCCTCACCACCAAGCCGCTTCCCCATGTTGCCGAACGTGTAATACATCAGATACAGCCCTAGTACTAAAGCAATCGGCAACGCGATGTAGTACCAGGGGATACGCCGCTCGGTGGTGTCCAACTCCGTGGACTTGTACGTGCCCATCGGCCGCTTGGGCAACGCCTTGCGCCTAACTACCAACGGCGTGGCCTTCTCGGCCTGCGCCTCAAAACGGTCGAACTCACGCAGGTGCACGAACTTGGTGCCAAAGCGACGGCGGACGTGAATATGGCGCTCGATCAGGTCGTGCACGAATTGATCGCACTGCTTGTCCGGCGACTGGCTGACGAAGATGAAATCCAAGCCACGATGCCGATGCTTCGCCAGCTGCTCGACGTGGTGCGGCACCTTCGAGCCGGGCGGGCGCTTGGGCAGCATGCCGTGCTCATATGCCTCATCTACCAGGGCGACAGCACCGTCTGGCAGAAAGTTCGGCCAGTCATTGAACTGCTCCGGCGTCATCTCCAGCACGCCAGTCTTGCCGTAGTCGAACTCGCGGATATTGCACGCGTAGACAATGCGACCCTGATCCTTGAATTCCAGAAGGCGCTCAATCGCGTGCAGCGTTTTGCCGTGTCCAGGTTGGCCGGTGAACCAATAGATCATGACCCACCCCCGGTGAGCTGATCGGCAATCGATTTCGGCACGATGAAGACCTTCCATGCCATGCGCACGGTAAGCGCGGAAAGGATCATGGAAATGGCAGTACCGACGCCGAGATAGCCCAACAGATCGGCGGCTTGTCCCGTGATGCCACCCGTGTACTGCAGAACGAACGCCTTGAGGTTCGGCAGCACAGCCTCAAGCGTGATCGTGGTCAGGCCGAAGGTGGAAAGCACCTTGCCGACGATGCCTGAGGCAGCATCCTTGAACTTGCCAAGGAGGTGCTTGACACCATCAATGATCCAGCCCCAGACCATCGCGCCCGGATTGAAAATGCCCATATCAGAACCCCCATCCCATAAGAATTTTCAGCGCAGTAAAGGCGCCGAAGATCAGGATCAATCCACGAAGAATTGCCATTGCCTGGCACCAGTAAGGAAAATCGGAACCGCTGACGGTTGCGCCCATGTACTTGAACGTCGGCGGCTGCGGACAGGAGCCAGAGCCGAAGATGTTGTCCTGACTCAGAAGGCTTGTTGAAACACCAATACCGAATCGCTTGGCGCCCTGTACGTCACCGTCGCCATCGCCAACACCGCCAACCTCGCCCGTACCCTCCAAGGCATCCGGAACACCGTTGCCGTTGCCGTCGGTACCGTCACTACCTTCCTCACCCGGCTTCTTGTTCGCGAGCTTGTCCAGGGCGCATGCGGCCTTCCATTGCTGAATCAAAGAGGCGTATTCCATGGCATCACAACTCTTGCCGGTGCACACCGGTAACGCATCGCAGCTGCCGCCGCTGATGTTCGCTGCACGACGCGTGTTGCAATCAATGCGCCACTGGATCTTGACCTGAATGCACGCGATGGCACTGCCCTAGCAGGATGGCGGCGCATCGCAGCTATCACCGCCTGATGCACTGTCCTTGTCGGGATCATTGTTGGGATCGTCGTCGTCTTCATCGGCCTTGCCGTCGCCGTCCGAATCCTTGCCGCAGGTGCCGTTGTCACGCCGTGCTTCACCGGCAGCACATTGACCTTCTCCCGGGATGCACTTTCCGGTGGCCGGCGCCTTGATCGTGCCAGCGGGACATTCGCTCGCCTCAGCCTTACAGAACAGTTCCCCCTGCTGCACTGCGCCCGGGGTGGAGCCCTGCACAGCGACCATTCCCTGGGGACATTTGTTATCGGGAGCGCAAACCCCTTCCTTTTTGATCTGTCCAGCCGGACACGTCGGGTCTATCGGCTGGCACAACGCCATCATGCCGTTCCAAAACGAACCGGTCGGGCAATTGTTCTTGAAGTCCGGCCCGCACATGGCACCGGTAACGCTCACCGTGCTGGTGTCGTCGCCGTTGTTTCGATACGTCACAACACAACCGGTGTTACAGCCCAGCGAACCACTCAACGGAGAACGCGGCACGGTTGATGATGGCCTGTCAGTAACCGTACACGGCTTCTGGCATCCGCCATTGGATTCATTCCAGACCTCACCACTCGGGCAGCTGGTATAGAAAATCGTGTACAGCTCAAAGATGCTCGAGGAGGTATTCGGGTTGGAAGGTTGGCATTTGATCTTTGCCAAGTACTGGTTCGACCCACTTAAGTACGGCGATGTCATGTACGTTGCGGTCGCGCCGGAAGACCAACGATTGCAAAACCCAGCTCCATCATTGATCGCAGCTAACGCTTGTGCGCGTGTGCAGTTCTGGCCGTAGTCGCACACACCCATCGGAGAAGCCGCATGCGCCCGTCCAATACCGGCCCATGCAAGGATCGCAGCAACAACGACATATGCAACGCGGCGCGCAACGGCGCTGGCAAAGATGCGCCCAAGGTTCATCACATGCCCTCAAACGCAAGCCAGCATGCGCCGCACACTGCAATAATCACGAAGTAACCCATACCCCCTCCTTTCGCTCAGAAAAAAGGGGCGACCATGACGGTGCGCCCCTCCCGATCCCCTGCCCCGCCGATCAGCGAGCCTTCTTGACGTAGCCCCACAGGATGATCGCGCCGAGGATGATTGCCGCCGCAGCGACCACCAGCATCACATCGGCCTTGCCGCCCGACAGCTCACCGGCGATGGCAGCACCCGGTGAACCACCACTGGCGAATGCGGCACCCGAAGCCATCAGGGCCGATGCACCGGCAGCGACCTTGCCACCCGTGGTGGCAGCGAAACGACGACCCGTATTGAGAACCTTCTTCATAAAACACCTCGCATGATTGGTTGCCCCTATGTACGCGCCGCGCGGAATACGAGACGCGCTTTCAAGCCGATGACCCACACGCCAACAATGGCGAAGGCCACCAAGCTCCCATCTGCCAAGTCCAGGGGCGGAAGAATTGGCTGGTGGTATGGCATCCAGACCGGAATCGCGCACACGCCATCGGGCTGCACGTGTTCTGGTGCGCAGCCAACGACGTAGAGCGATTCCGGCTGGTCGGACATGGGTTATGCCGCCTTGGTGACTGGTGCCGCCTTGACGGCGTCCCAGTGCTTGGCGCGGGTGCTGATCGACAGTGCGCCGAAGTCGCCCACCCAGTAGGCCGAGGGCTTGGGCTCGTACTTGCCCACCGGCAAGGCTTTGTCGCCTTCTTCGTGCTGCAGGGTGATACGGCGCGTTTCGCCGCTGGGCAGCGACACGAACGCCATCTGTTCGTAGATGCTGTACGGCTTGCCGGTCTTGCGGCTGGTGCCGTGCTTGCCTTCGATTGCTTCGTTGCGAATTTCGATCAACAGACTCATGACTTACTCCTGCCCTTTCTGGGCTTCGATATGCCCCGAAGGGGCGAAAAGAATTGCGGTAAGCAGCTGCGCAGCGTCCTCAGGACGCGGGCACCACGGCGGCAACTTGGCGCGTGCGGTACCGACGATCAGGCGTGAAAGCGTTGCTTCGTCGCCACCACTGGCGTGCAACATCGCGTTGATCATTGGCCCGTACTGACGACGGAAATGCATGACGGCGCGCTTGCAGTTGGCAAGCAGCTTTTCAGTGGCAATGCGCAGGCGTTCGCCGATGCCGCCGACAAAATCAAGAATGGGATATGACCCGACCAAGTACGGCGCCGGATCCACGAGCATGTCCAGGGGAAGCTCACGCCGGTTGCTGGCATGAAACTCGCCCTCATACCGAACCCACGGCGACAGCTGGTCGCCCTGCTCTTTCCCCTTTTCGTACACCCGCAGCTGCTGCTCTGACTTCCGACTGCCGACATAGAACGTCTTGCCGGTGTTGTTGCCCATGTCATCAATCAGGCGCGCTTTTGGACGCTGGCCACGACGGTCAAAACCGCCCTCGTTGTAACGATCAATGGCCCATTGCACGGGCCACTGACCAAGGAAGTCGTCTGCCGCAATATCGACGCGCGTAATACGCGCATCACAGAGACCCAGCAGTGAAGCGAGCGACGACCACCGCTGCGCATGGTCATCGCCACTGCTGGCCTCATACAGGCGGCAACCGTTGCCCGTGAGTTCCAGCCGCCCAGTGTGGGTACCGTCTTTGCGAACCGTGGCAAGGCCTCCAAACTCCAACAGGCCCACATGCTCACCGCCTGCCAACAGCGCCACGCGCCAGTTGTAGAAGCGGCCACGGGATGGCTCACCAAGCTCAAACAACGCCGGGAAGAAATGATCGGCCAATGCCTGGGCGACAGGACGCACGCAGGAACCAATAGGGCCATCCAGATCATCAAGGATCGCCTTGCGATCATCGACCATGCCGTAAACGTCAAGGACGGAAATAAGATCGAAAGCGGTAGCCAACCAGTCGATCACCACCCCTATCTGTTCAGTTTCACTGACTCCCCTGTTAGACGAGGGGAGTCCCAAAGCCCCGGCTTCAGACATGGTGCATGCCCTCCCCAAAAACGACGGAGCGGCTGCTGCCGAGGACTGCAACGACGCGATAGGAGCGACGGCCACGCAGCAGCGCGTTCCACCAGCGGACGCGCTCTACGGCCCATACAACGTCACCGCCGTAACGGCACTTCTGCTGCCAATCACCATCACCAATGCGCTGCTCAATGACGTACTCCGGTTCCGGCATGGCGCGGACCGATTCAACTTCCACGTCCAGGTGCGACGAAGGTGGCAACGGCTGGTAGAAGCGCGGGTTGGCGCTGCGAACGCCGTAGGGAATCTGACGGTCAGCCACGGCTGCGACCACGGAGATAGACAAACAGGGAGACGACCCACGCAACAACTGCAAAACCGAAAAGGAAATCAAGCACGACCCACCTCCGCCCTGGACACGGCAACGAGGCGAGCAGCGCGGTACGCGGAATCAACACGCGAATCGCGGCGGTCAAGGATCCATGAAATCAGCAGGACGGATCCGCGACCGAGGCAGAAGCCGCACACACCGCAGAGAGCAAGGAGGATGCTGGTCATGCCAGAATCCCCCGAATGGAATGAGCGCCTAGGGGGGCGAGATGAGCAATGGAGACCACAAAGTCTCGACGATCGAGATATGGAGTGCCGGTGTATTGCTGTTCTGCGCAGGCGCGATGTTTGGAGGCTGGGCCACCGGAACATTCAGCACGAAGGGCAATGCAGCTGATTGGGTTGCAGCACTCGCAGCTGCAGTGGCGGCTGCGGGCGCTTGGGTGATCGGCTTTATGGCTTGGCGCATATCGCAGCGCTCCCAAGAACACAATGAGTATGTTCAACGAGAGGACAGGGAGCGGACTGAGAGACGCGATCGAGCGCTTATTAGGAATCTGAGATATCAGCTCAGAAACATAGTTGCGGGTGCACAAGTCATTCTTCAGAAGGAAAGCATTAGCACGCTCCCTAGGTCGGCCGTACTTAGAACGGTCGGCACATTCGCCGGCAACTTCCTTCACACAGATCGAATGATTGACGTACTTCCGCTGCTGAGACCAAAACAGGTGACCTCGTTGGAGCGGATTCAATCTCTTGTCTTCGTCACCACTGCGGCCAGGAGAAGCTTTGAGGAGAGCGCCAATAGTCGGGACCTCACTCAACCGTTGAACGAAGTCGACATGAAGTACTTCGGCAACCTCATCACTCAGCTGACTGAGCTCAAAGCTACTGCGGAAGCGTTTTTGGCACTGCTCGCGGATGAGGACGCAGATGGTCAGAACGAGAAGGCGAAGACCGCTCCGCGTCCGGGCTAGGAACATTGCTCGCAACAGTAATTGACCCATCTCGCAGCCCTCCCCTAGCGCCCTAGAAGCCCGCATCCGGCTCTAGGGAGACCGGGACAGGTGTTGAACGACATTCGACACTGGGCGGATGTAAACTGATGCTCGACACTCCTGTCAAGAGACATTCAACATGAGCCGAATTAATCACCTCATTGACGCAGCCCAACAGGCATGCGGATTGACCTCGGACAACCAACTTGCAGGCAAGCTGAAAGTGTCGCGGAGCGCCGTTTCTGTCTGGCGGAAGGGCGGAAAAATTACCGATGAGCACTTGGCGGCTCTGGTGGAATTGTCCAAAGTCGACCCGTCTGAAGCTATCAAAGTCCGGGCCGAACAGGCTTCTTCAAAGGCCGAAATTCGCCTTTGGAATCATATGCTTACCCGCCTTGCTTCGGCTGCTATGCTCGGCGTTATGTATATTATGTAAAACAAAGACGGCTTTGGCTCTGCCGTTTACAGCACGATGACCTTTCCACACAGCCCGCATGACAGCCCGCCCAACTAAAAGTGTTACGCCGCTCAACGTATTAGTGCTACTTCTTTGAAGTTGGCGCCCCTTTCAAGAAAGTAACGACTTTAGTTGGCGTCCAGCGTGCTCAGCTTGAGCTTGCGCGACCGGCCGTTGCGTATCACGAATGGCTGCCTTGATCGCTGCAGGGATCTTGGTCAGTTGCCCCTCCAAGACCTCAGATGCAGCTGTCCACCGTGGTTCAGGGCAGTCCAAGCAGAAAAGCTGAGCAACCGACGCATCAGCGGGTTTTTGCCGTCTTCTTCCTGGGGGCTGAAAGCTTACGCTTACTACGCAAAGCCGCCTCGATAGCCGCAGGAATCTTGGTCAATTGTTCCTCCAGGACTTCGGATCTCGCCCGTTGCCGGTCCGTCTCTTTCGCCGCCTCAGTCGCTGCCTTCTGGGCAGCCTTCAAAGCAGCGGCCAGTGACTGCTCGGTTGTGGCGTGGAGCTTTCCTGCAGATGCCAACTTGACCTGTGCTTCCTTGGCCTGCTGACGGGCTTGATCGACTTCCCGTGCGGCACGATTTTCGACAGATCTGGCGTGTTCCATCAGATTATCGCGCTCAGATCTGGCCAACTCCTGCGTCTCGTGCAGCCTAGCTTCCAGCCCCAGTCTGGCGATATCAAGTTGCTCCTGCCGCTGATCCGCAGAGGCACGTTGTTGCGCCGACACTGCGAGCTGTGACTTCGGTGATGCCGCGGGCCATGCTGACGTCTCCTGTATCGGCGCCCTACTCTATTGATTGCGTACTCGCGATAAGTGATGATTATCGCTAGTACGCACTCTATTTCATAACGTACATTACATATTATGAAGCGAAATAGCACATTACCTGCCGTGGCGGCGACGGCCGCGAACCTGGTGCTCCCCGAGCAGCTGGCCCAGCAGGCTGCCGACGCAGTGCGTGAACTGCTCGCCGAAGCGGCTGCGGCCAACACCACCCGCAGCTACGCCACCGCCCTGCGCTACTGGGCTGGCTGGTACCAAGGCCGCTACGGCATCGAGCTCACTTTGCCGGTCAGCGAGGCTGTGGTGATCCAGTTCCTGGTCGATCACATCCAGCGTAAGAGCAAGACCGGCCTGGTCAGCGAGCTGCCGTCGGCGCTGGATCAGGCTCTGGTCACGGCCGGTCTCAAGGCCAGGGTCGGCCCCCTGAAGCTCTCGACCGTGGTCCAACGCGTGGCCGTATTGTCGACGGCGCACAAGCTCAAGCGCCAGGCCAACCCGTGCGAACTGCCCAGCGTCCGCACGCTGCTGAGTCGGGCCCGGCGCGCCGCGGTCAAACGCGGCGAGCGGCCCACCAAGAAGACCGCGATCACGCGCCCCGAACTGGAGGCCATGCTGGCCACCTGCGACGACACCCTGGAAGGCCTGCGTGACCGTGCCCTGCTCTGCTTCGGGTTTGCCAGTGGCGGGCGTCGACGTAGCGAGATCGCGGCCGCGGATATGCGCGACCTGCGCAAGGTCGGCGAGGACGGCTACATCTATCGGCTGGAGTACTCGAAGACCCAGCAGGCCGGGGTGACGGCGGACTCGACCCCGGACAAGCCAATCCTGGGGCGCAGCGCCGACGCGCTCACTGCCTGGCTGGAGGCGGCGGGGATCCATGAGGGAGCGATCTTTCGGCGGATCTGGAGGGAGCGGGTCGGCCCTGCCCTGCTCCCGGGCTCGGTGGCCGCGATCGTAAAGCGCCGGGCCCGGTTGGCGGGGCTGGAGGGGGATTTTGGGGCGCACAGTCTCAGGTCTGGATTTGTCACCGAAGCTGGCAAGCAAGGCGTATCCTTGCCGGCGGTGATGGCGATGACCGAGCACCGTTCCGTGGCGAGCGTGATTGGCTACTTCCAGGCCGGAGCTGCGGAAGATAATCCTGCCGCTCGCTTGCTGAAGTGA